CCACCATTAGATATGGATAATCAGCACCGCATGTTGGAAATTCAGTGCGAGGAGGTATTTAATGGAACGGGATATCAGATTTGATCAGGATGGCAGTTTTGAGGATTTTGCGAAAGTAATGGAAAATGCGATGAAACAGTATCCAGCATCTGCCGAAAAGGTTCTGAAGAAAGAAGCCAGAAATGTCGCAAAGGATTTAAAAAGCAGAGTCAATACAGAGGCAAAAGGACACCATTACGGAGGTTCTGAGAGTCCGTTGGCAGATAGCTTCAGGCAAGGCAAAGTTGTAAAATCCGGAAAAAAAATGACAGCCGCAGTTACTTCAAAAGCTCTGCATTATCACCTTTATGAAGAAGGGCATGCAATGATTACGCACAAGCGCAAAAATAAAAAAGGAAAAAGCAAACAGGGAAGCATGAGACAGGTCGGAACCGTAGCAGGCAAAAAAACCGTAGCCCATTACATGGCACAGAGGTCAGATTACGCAGAACTGATCGGACAGGAACTGTTGAACGAGATACTGAAGGAGGCGGGACTTGACTCTTAAAGAGATAAAAAAAGCGGTCAATTCCGCTTTAAAAGAAAGATATCCGGATACAAAAATATACGGAGCAGACACAGTGGAAGGCTATATGAGGCCTTCCTTTTTTGTGTATGCAACACAGACGTTTTCTGAATCAACGAAAAATGCGTTTCACAAAAATGTTGAAATAGAAATTGACTTTATCCAGAAATCTCCAAACGAGGCAGAAGGAATGGATTTTTTCAATGCCATGCAGGAATTATTCGGACAAAAGCTGACAGTTGGCAGCAGGAGCTTTAATACAAGCAATATGGATCTGAACTTCCAAGGGGAAAATTCAAACATTCCAGTGTGCCAGTTCGATATAGAGTTCTGGGATTCGATTCCGAAGACAGACAACAGCAAAATGATGGAAGAAATGAGATTATCACAGGAGGTAAAATAGTGGGATTACCAGTAATGAATATTATTTTTACCGCAGCGGCAAGAAACTCTATCAGAAGATCTGAACGCGGCGTGGTAGGAATGATCGTAAAAGATGCAAAAGTACCGGCTGCAAACCCGGTAGTAGTATACAAGGAAAAAGATATTCCGGAAGATTTGAGTGATGCAAATAAGGAACAGATTAAGCTCGCACTGATCGGAAATGATACAGCACCGGCTAAAATCGTAGTATATGTGCTTGACTCCAAAGCAGAAAGCTATGAGACTGCCCTTAATTATTTTTCGGTGAAAAAGGTAACATGGTTATGCTGCCCGACTGCTAAGACAGACGCACAGACAGAGACAATCGTGACTTGGGTAAAGAACGAGAGAGACGAACGAGATAAGGTAAAAGCAGTACTTCCGGAGACGGCAGCTGATGATGAGGGAATCATCAATTATGCTACAAAGACTGTAACAGCAGGTGGAAAAGAATATACAGCAGAATCTTTCTGCTCAAGAATCGCCGGACTGCTCGCAGGAACATCTAATAAAAGTTCTTCGACATATGCGGTTCTGGACGAAGTGACAGAATGCGAAAAGAAGAAAAAAGCAGAACTGGATACAGCTATCGAAGAGGGCAAATTTGTCCTCTATTACGACGGTGAAAAGGTAAAAGTAGGACGTGGAGTCAATTCCTTGCAGACAGTAAAAAAAGGAAAAGGGAATCCATGGAAAAAGATCCGTGTGGTTGAAATCATGGATATGCTCCATGACGATCTCGTACTCTTAGCCGAAGATAACTACATCGGAAAATACCCAAACACTTATGCAAATAAATGCCTTTTAGTATCTGCAATCAATTCCTATCTGGCAGAGATGGAAAGAAATGGCATGATCGAAGATTACACAATTGGCTTGGATGTAGATGCAATCAAGGATTACATCATCGAGAACAAAGGCGTAACCAGAGACGAGGCAGAAGCAATGGATGAAGCAGAAATCAAAAAGCAGTATACAGATGAAAAAGTATTCCTGTCTGCATCAGCCACATTAGTAGATGTGATGGAAGATATTACTCTCGATATCACTGTGTAAGGAGGAAGAAGAATGGATAGCTACACACCGGATAGAGTCATTAATGGAACATTTGGAGAATGCTGGATAGACGATGACTATATGGCAGAGGCAACAGCGCTGGAAGCAACTGTAAAACTGGATACAACAGAAGTAACCAGGACAGGAACCTTGGAAAAAGGGTATAAAGTGACAGGTATCACATGCAGCGGAACTGTAAAACTTAACAAAGTATCTTCATATATGCTGAATAAGATTGGAAGCAATCTAAAAGCAGGAAAGGCTACCAGAGCAACAATCATCACAAACATTGAAGATCCGGAAGCGTTTGGAGCAGAACGTATCAGACTGGATGATGTTGTATTTACAGAGATTAAGCTGGCAGACTGGGAAGCTGGGAAATTACTGGAAGAATCCATTCCGTTTAGTTTTTCCGGCTGGGAAGTATTAGATTCCATAGATGTATAAAAGGAGCAGAAACATGACTTTAATTGAAAAATTACTTAGCGTAGATAAAGAGAAAGCAACCGAAAAAGAAACGAAAAAGATTAAATCTAAAAGACTCTCAAAATTAGTAGGCGAAGGAGCTGAAATTACGATCAAAGAGCTGTCCGGTAAGAGATACAACAGCTTACAGTCTATGCTGTATGACAAAAAAGGAAATCGCGATATGAATGCTACTTACGATTTCAATTTGATGTGCTGTGTGTACGGAGTTACAGAACCATGCCTGACAGACCATACTTTAATGGAGCACTTTGGAGCTGCTACACCAAAAGACCTGGCAGCGATTCTTTTCGGAATGGAATCCGGAAATATCGCAGCTGAGATCATTAAACTCTCCGGACTTGGAGAAAACGCTGAGGATGAAGTAAAAAACTCATAAAGGTGGACGGTGAAGCGAGTGTGGCTTACGCCTTGTTCCGCCTGAAAAAGTGGGAACCGTCGAGATATTACAGCAT